ATGGGTTGCTGCTGAGCTCCTAGGTCTGAAAAACATGAACGAGCTTGGGTTACTTGATCGTCCGCAGGGCACTGCGATGCGAACAGACGCTCATGATAATCAGTGGAATGACATGGAGAACAGCTTCGAGGTTGAAAAGGAAGGCACCGTCTGGCGCGTTCATTACAAGATCGGTACTGCCATTCCACCTCGAAAGAGTAAAGCCGTGAAGGTCATCATGACGTCCGAAGCAGGCATGACCTGGTTCTGCTGGAAGAAATAATGAAGCTACACGAGCTCACAGAAGCGCTAAAGGACCTTGCTTCGCTGGCAGATCAGCTCAGCGCGCTCGAGATCATTGCTGCTGGCGTGAAGGACCGCTTCAAGGAGCAGGCCGACTACATGAAGCAGTTCTTCCCTGGAGAAGATCCAAAGGACCATGCTGAAATGGTCCTTGCCAAGATCAAGGAATACAACGGTGAGAAGGTGCTCATCCTGAAGCCTGATCCTGAGTGGCGAGAATGGGGCCGCGGTAGTGCGAAGTGGTGCAGCAACCGGGTGCAAGCGGTAGCTCGTGAGAACAACATCAAGGTGCGCTCTCAGATGAACCCGTACAATCGTCATGAGGTTGACGTTACGCTGATGTCCTCTGGTGCTTCCGTATCTCCTGAAAAGTTCGACTCCATCTTCAAGAACGTCGAGGGCGACATCACTGACCGTGACGTCGAAAAGGCCACAGCTCACTTAGACTCTGGCAAGTCAATGACCATCACTTGGGACCAGAAGCCAAAGAACAAGCGTTACGCCCACTTTTGGGAATCCAATGCGCGCAGCCTGTCCACCTCATATCGCGGTCTAGCAGCCAAGGCTGGCTTCCGAATCAAGACAGCGATCGACAAGCAGGCGAAGACGCTGACGATCACACCTGCTGACCAAGGTCGCGAGTAACCAGACTTCAGGACATGTCCTTGACACGTGAGTGTTACAATGGTACATGCTCAAGCAAAAGACACTTGAAGACCTCATTCGTGAGAAGGTATTCCTAGGAGGCGTTAGCGGCTCTGGTTGGTACTACCTCAACTGCCCGCTTTGCGGGGACTCGCGGCTGCGTGGTGGCTTCAAGTTTGACGGTGACAACACAGGCTACTCCTGCTGGAACTGCAGTGCAAAGTTCAAGTACGAGGAGGGCTCAGGCAAGCTCTCGAAGAACGCGAAGGAGATCCTTGAGGCGTGTGGAGTTTCTCGTGAGGACCTGCAGGAGCTGACGTCACCTATCTTCTTGAAGAAGGCCGAGGAACCGACGATCACGATCGACAACCTGACGAAGGTCAAGACTCACACGCCTGAGGTTGCCTTTCCAGACCGTAGTCACCCGCTCCTGTCTTCAGTTCAAGAGGACATGCAGGCACCGATCCTTGAGTACCTCCTTGCACGTCAGATTGACCCACTCAAGACGACGTTCTACTTCAGCCTCGACCCGAAGTTCCTACGTCGAGTCATCATCCCCTACTGGCGTGATGGCAAGCTCATCTACTGGCAGGCCCGCACGATCGATGAGGGCGTGAAGCCGCGCTACAGGAACTGCGAGATTGCGAAGGACGCAGTCATCTACGGCTACGACAAGCTGTTCACGCACGAGAACTCTCCGCTGTTCGTGACCGAAGGCGTCTTCAACGCGATCATGGTCGATGGCATCTCCGTGATGGGTGCCACGCTGAACGCCTCGAAGATCGAGCTACTGAAGAAGACGAAGCGTCGCCTCATCTTCGTTCGTGACCGTGACTCTCAAGGTGACGTCCTCTCGAAGCAGGCACTTGAGAACGGCTGGGAAATCACCACCGTGGACAAGCGAGTGAATGACATCAATGAATCTGTGACCACATTTGGGTTGCCCTACACCGCGTACAGTCTCATATCCAACGCGCAGCGACCCTCTGACAAGTTACAATCTTCTGTTAGCCTGGATATTTGGGGCCTGGAAGACAGACTGAGAAAGCGATAAAGCATGAACGTTCCACTGATGGATGAAGACGCGCAGCGTCTCTACATCAACTCAATGATCTCGAACCCTGAGCTCTTCACTCAGGTGAACGCGATCCTACGTCCGACGTACTTTGACCCGCACCTTGCGAAGGGCGTCAAGTACCTGCAGGACTACTTCTACGAGAACCACGCGGTGCCTGATGCGGCGATCTACAAGGTCGCCACGAAGCTCGACACCGAGTTCACGCCGCTCCTTCCTGCTGACAAGGAGTTCGTGGCCAACCAGATCGCCGAGTTCTGCCGGTTCCAGGCCTGCATCGATGTGATCAAGAAGTCTACAGGCAAGGACGGTTACTTCGAGAAGGGCGACCTCGGCTCGATGGTCGCTGAGATGAAGAAGGCGTCTGAGATTGGCCTCGACACCGACTTCGGCATCAACTACTTTGAGAACGTCATGGAGCGCCTCGTGAACAACGAGGTTGAGGATCCTGTCATCTCAACTGGCTGGACCACGATCGATGAGGTGATTGGTGGCGGCATCGGTCTTGAGGAGCTCGTGCTCTTCCTTGCACCATCTGGTGGTGGTAAGTCGGTCTCGATGCTGAACCTCGCGTACAACCTTCTCGAGCAGGGCTACGACGGCGTCTACATCTCGTTGGAAATGCGGGACACGAAGGTCTCCAAGCGCGCTGACCAGATGATTGCACGAATCGCCAGCAACCAGATCCCAGACAACAAGGCGATCGTTGCAGACGAGATTGAGAAGTTCCACCAGAAGTCTGGTGCTGACTTCTTCATCAAGCGCATGCCAGCGGGCACAACGAACGCGAACGACATCATCGCGTACATTCGCAAACTCAAGGCAGCAGGCCACCTCAAGAAGCTGGGCTTCATCGTGGTTGACTACCTCGACATCATGGCTCCAGTCCAACGTGGGGCTGGCGAGTCGATGTTCCTGAAGGACAAGTACGTCTCCGAAGAGGTCCGTGAAATCGGCCACCTCTTCAAGTGCATCATGATCTCGGGCTCTCAGCTTGAGAAGGGCGCGACCGAGAAGATCAACGACGGTCAGAAGATGCACCAAGGTAACGTCCAAGGCGGTTCCTCAAAGACCAACACAGCCGACTTGATGATCGCAACTGTGAAGACCGATGCGATGCACGAGGCAGGTGAGTACCGCTTCGAGTTCCCGAAGGCACGTAACTCCGATGCAGGAACCAAGCAGGTCACGATGGCCTGGAACAAGGTAACCCTGAAGATCTCAGACTTGGGGACCCAGCTTGTTCTCAAGAAGAAGGCAAGCAGCCTGACCCTAACAGCAGGAAAGCCAGGAGAGAAGAAGCAGACCCTCGATGAGTTCGCAAAGAAGTTCGAGTGACCTCACTTTCTGATCGATAAATAGCCCCATCGAATAACCAAACCCAAAGGACTCCACCATGGAACCAACACGCACCATCACCCTCGACGGCATCTCGTACGACGTTACCCAGTTCTCGCAGGGTGTCCAACAGGCGGTCATGATCTACAACAAGTTTTCGGCTCAGCTGCAGGACCAGCAGCTTGAAGTCATGAAGACCCAGGCCGCCATCTCCCAGGTCGGCAACCAGATCTCTGAGGCAGTTCAGAAGGAACTCGCTGCGAAGAAGGCCGCTGCAGCACCGGCCGCGAATGACCAGGTTGAAGATGCCCAGGTCACGAACGGTGTCGACCACCACGCAGTCTAACGCCGCAGAGCATTAGTGGCTAGATAAGGGGCACTGAGTGCCCCTTTGTTGTACCTGGCTCATAAATAGGCGCATGAAACTCAAAGATCTCCACGAAGCTAGCGCTCTCGGCCGTCTCTCCAAAGAGTACGACTCAAACGATGCCATCGTCTATCTCCTCTTCCTTGGTGTCTCGGACATCGGAGATATTCGGCGCCGAGGGTTGGAAAACCCCATGAACGAAAGTGACCGCGTCATTGACGGCACCGTCTACCCTGTCTACGAGAAGTTCATTCCCTACAAGCTGCACAGCATGAAGGAATCTGAGAAGGAAGAACTCTACGACAAGATCCGACAAGATGAAATCCCAGCTGAGGCAGAGGAAGCTGTTGATGTGGTGATTGACGAGGACGGTGACGTTGTTGCTGTCTACACTGACTACAAGAAACACGAGAAGTACCCGCACAAGGTTCTGACTATTGAGCTTGACGAGGGCTACTCAGCATGATCCTCGAGGATCTCAAGAAGCTTTCTGCGGTCGCTGATGCCGGCGGTGGTGAGATCCACGTGATCCCAATTACCGAGAAGATCATCAACGAAGCTGTTGACTGGGATGACGACACAGGTCATGGTGAAGCGACTATCCATTCTTGGCTGATG